GGCCAAATAGTTATATAACCGTTCATGTACTCTGTAACCATGTAGAGCTGTCCATCCTCATGCACTTCTAGGCAGTAGCTATATACGTTCTCCTCCATACTCCTCCGCTAGCCTATTGTATCCTGCTATCATTCTTTGGTAATACCTTTGTTTGCATATTCCACAACCTAAATTTAATCTAATATTTTTGTCTTGCTCAATATACTTTAAAAACAAAGTAGCTATTGCTTCGTTAACCTTTGGCTCTCTACTAATTGCATTCAACTTTTTATACGCTTTTAAATAAGGCAAGTAAGGTTCTACCTCATCAAATAACGGGTGCTCTTTTTTAATACCTTTAAATGGCTTTAGCTCCTCTACTTCGTGAGCTTTCTCAGGCATAGCAGATAGGCAATCTAATAAAGCTACCTTAGTCATTCCCTTAGTGTTTATTCCTAGCTTAGTTGCATAGCTTTTCAAAGCTCCCCATTTTAACTCTCTGTAATTCATTATCTTTTTATAACTCTGTCAATATTATTTTTAAACCATTCTAATAAGTCATTGCCATCTCTAAAAGCAAAGTATAAAAATATAAGCATGTAACATGCATCTAATGAAACAATACTAAAAGCTAGACCTATCCAAAAGCTAAGGCAATAAGCACAATTTAAAGGCTTAAAGTCTAAAGTATAAAGTATCTTACTTATAGGTTGGTAAACATATCTAAAACCTTCCTTAGTTGTAAAGGTTTGTTTGAATAAGTTAGTCCATGCTAGTACTGCTAGTATTGATATTATAATTATGCTCATTTGTTTTGTTTTCTTAATTTATTATATATGCTTTCCATTCGTTCCTTTGCTGTTGCTCTATGTATTCCTGTATGGTCTGAGAACAGTTTTATAGATAGGTTTCTTTTAACTATTTCCTCAACCCAAATACGCTCCATTTCGTCTAACTGTTTAACCTGCTCTAAATATTCTTTGTACACGTTATTGCTAATATACGGAATATCTTTTAATTTTAAGTAGTCAAGTTCTGTAGATTCTTGTAAAACATTGTCAAAGTGCAAACGGTTAAACTCAGAACCTGACAAGTGAAACATCTTATAAGCCACTACGAAAATAAAGCCATCTATTTTGTTGAGGTTACTAGGTAGCTCATTCGTTAGAAAATATATGTTTACTTCCTGTGCTAAGTCTTTCCAAATGTCCGAATGCTTGCAAATATTCTTACAAGCTGTTTCTATTACTTGCCTCTTTTCTTTTATAAAACTTTCGTTCACGTTTGTAAATATAATACTTTTTTTTGTTTAATATTTTTGATAACGTAATTACTAGAAATTAGTTTCTTTGGAGGGTTTATTTTATCAATATGTTTTAAAAGGTCTAACTGCTTCATTAGAATAATCTTTGCTGTGCTATCTGTTGGTTTATTCTCTTAATACTTGCTTCGTAATATTCTTTGTCTAATTCGCAAGCCGTTAATTCATAACCTCTATTATGGCAAGCTATTGCGATAGAGCCACTTCCTAAGTGAGTGTCTAGTATTTTATCTCCTTGTTTAGCATAATTGTCTAATTGCCATTCATATAATTTAACGAATTTTTGAGTAGGATGTATTTTACCTCCAAACTCCTCAGACCTTGCAGAATATTTTTGATATATCCTTAAATTTTTACCATTCCTTACCCAAGCCAACTCACCTTCAGCAAAGGATAAGTTAGGGTTTTTCTTATCCCACACAAGCCAATGTGGAGTAGGAGGCAATATTTCTGTAAAGTAATTGCCACCCCAAATAATTTGATTTTTACTAACTCTAAATAATTCTTTAAAATATTCAGCACTTGGTATTCCTTCATCCCAAACTTTATCTTTTGAAAATTTATGTTTACCACTTCCCATTGTCATCTTACCTGCATTTATACCATAGGGAGGGTCTACTATTGCTAAATCAAAATAGTTATCTTCATACCTAGACATTAATTCCATATTGTCCTCGTTTGTTATTGTTATTTTGTCTGTTACTTTCATAGTTGTTTAATTTTATCTTTAAATATTACCTTCATTTCTATCAGTTCTGGGATGCTGTACTTCATTGGCTTGCCTCTTAATTTTTTTAGTTCTTCAAACTTACATAACCCTATTCTATTCGGTAGCCTTTCGGCATAGTCTAATAATGCTCCATGTCTGTGTTGATTGCACCACACACATTGTCCATGTATATTGTCTGTATTGAATCTTAACTCAGGGTTGCCTCCTGCGCTGTAGTAATGTCCTGCGTCATACTTTGCAGTTAGCGGAGCGTCACAACTTATACATCCTTTGTCTTTATCTCTGAGCCTTACGTATTTGTTTACGATGACTTGTAATTCTTTAACATGATCGCTATAAGTTTTTAGCTTTTCTTTTAAAACTTTCTTTTCTTGTTTCCACTCTTTGGCTTTTACTTTGTTTTTCCATTCTAAAATACAGCTAGGATCAAAGCAAGTTTTTTGTAAAAAGTACTTAGGCTCAAATTTATCTCGACAAACTTTACAGCGTGGCATTTAGTTTAACTGGTCTTTAATATATTGGATATATTTCTCTGTGTACTTTTGGTAGAACTCTGCAAACTGTTCTTTGGTCGGTTCTTTACTCATCTTCTGTTTGCAGTAAAGATACAATACATTTCTTAACCTTTCGCTCTGAGTCTTTCCGTTTGGTTTGTCTAGTACAACTTTGTCTATTTGGTTTATTTCGTCTGTGCTTAGTCCTTCGCTGTCTTTGTAGTATAGTATTCCGTTACTGTCTAGTAGCTTGTCGACTTCCATTAATTCTGTACTGCTTTGTTCTAGGCTTGTAATAAATGAAATTTTTAAGCTCTTGTCTTTTCGTCTTGTCACTCCATCCAAGGAGCATTGTTTTAATAGTTTCATTTCGTTTTGTTTTTATGTAGTTCTATGTATTCTGTAATGTTGTTTGTTCTTTGGTCGGCTAAATTCGCTCTAGTCCTTAGTTTACTGTTTTCGACAGATAGTTTATAAATTTGTGAATCTTTGTTTTTTAATTCTTTACTATACATGATGCTTAAGTCATAGAGCTTGTTTATCTGTTCTAAGGCACTTTTAAGCGTGTTTAAGGTACTTTTAGCATCTTCCGATAGGGTAAGACCTTTTAGAGCTTCATCTTTGCTTAGAGGCTGTTTATATGCTCCATTCTTTTCTAGTACCCTTTCAATAAGAATATTAAGTTCTAGTTTTGTAGTTAGTTGTTCTAGTGTCATATCTTAAATTCTTCCTCTTCCATGTAACCACTTAGCCAGTCCTCGTCTTTTGTTGGCTTAGGTTCTATGGTGTGGTTTATATCAAATTCTTTATTTGGTTTTAATTCTGTTTGTTTAGGCTCTATTACTGGCATATCACTTAAAGGGTTCTTTGCATTAGGTGGCAATATACTATAATCTTTTTGTCTAATGTAACAATTAAAACTTAAACCCCCCTTATCCATGTGAAATATTACAGGGCTTTCCATAAAAGTAGGAGTACCTCCTGTTTCTACTTCTTTTATTTTGCGTATGTGTACTTCTGTTTTCATCCACTCGCTTTCGTGCTGAGTCAATCGATGTACTACAATAAAATCGTCAGCCCTGTTTACCCACTTTCCTCCTCCCTCAATATCTGAAGCCATTAAAGGAATAGGATGTCCGTAAAAGTCGTGTCCTTTTGTAAATGTCTTTCTAAGCGCTTCTGTATTACCATGAGCCAAAAGGTAGATAGACTTATTATTTTGTTTGCAAAACATTCTAAACTCACTAGCTACTGCATAATCTCTTTCATGGCTATTGCCTTTTATATCTTCGCAAGTCGCAAGGCTGTTGTATGGGTCTATTACTAAAGCATCAAAGTACTCACAATCCTCTAAAGATGCTTTAAACACGTCGCGAAAGTTCATAAACCTTTTATTAATTCTGTAGAACTGTTCAAAGTCTATAAATTTAAAGTGCTCGCCTATCCAGTTAAAATGGTATTCATATTGTTGCTCGTCTAAGTCTTTTAGTTGTTTACCTGCATGGAGTTGAATTAAATCTCTCTTAATTCCTCCTGTGCTATTTTCTGCACTAAAGATTAAAAACTTTTTACCATGCTTTACAGCTAGACAAAGGTAATAGTAGAGTATAAATTTAGTCTTTCCTACGTTAGCATGCCCAGCCATGACATTAAAAGTGCCTTGCTTGTACCTTAGATGAGAATCTAAAGGGCATCCAATTTCTAAACCTAGTTTAAAACTTCCATCCCTGATACTGTCTAGATATTGTTTCCCTGAGTTGTTTTCTAATATCATCTATTTAAGTATTCGTTAGGGTCTATTACTACTTTCTTTTTCTTTGGC